GTTCTCATGGTGTCCCTCCCATCTCAGTTTTCATTCTATCTCTTCTACGACGCTGTCATTTTCCGAATAGATTAGAGGCAACAACTGAAGAGAGGGCTTCATGTTTGTTGCGTTTGAGCCTGATGATTATCTCCACAGTCTCATTGAAGTACGCAAATCTGATGCCCGACGATTATTTAGACGCGCAATATACAATGACTATCCACTGCGTGGCCCCAGGGGCCAAGCGGCTTGTGCATATTGCGGCCAATGGCACGGCAAGCTAACTATTGATCACATCATCCCCAAAAGTCGTGGCGGGCCTCATTTTGCACGCTGGAACCTGGCTCCTGCCTGTGAGCGCTGCAACCTGTCAAAGACCAACGCACCAGTGTTTGAGTGGTGGCGTCCTCAGAAATTCTGGACGCCAGAGAAAGAAGAGATTCTCACGTCTTGGATTTACTGCAACAGTTTCATTGATGCCCATGTTGATCAGGCTGAATACTGGCAGTTCCTGGCGACCAAGCGAGTGGTGCAGCAGGCAATCAATTATCAGGCGAAGACGAGAAAGGGGCCGCATCACGGCCCCTTTTCTCTATCTGACTTGGATCAGTTGGAAGTGATTATGCATCACTAACTGGAGAGAATATCTCCCCATCGTCTCCTAGTGTTACAGGCATCCTTTGTCCAGCCTCACTTCAGACCGAGCAGGAGTCACCTTTGACTCTATCGACTCAATTAATCGATTCAGATTCCAGCGGGCTTTCAGCAGGTCTTCTAATCCGTTTTTGCGCTCATAACGCCAAACATAGGTAAGGATGTTCCCCTTAAGCCATCCATGAAAAGCCTCTTGGCTCATCGATGCTTCAACGCCTTCTATGGCTTCGATGCCACCAAACGTGTAGTGATCAGGCTTGTTGACGGGATTGGCCATTATTTGAACGCAGGAGAGCTTGCTGCTTGAGCGTTTCCACTCGATGGCAGTTTGAACATAGTATCCTGCATTTTGCTATTTCGTCAAGAACTGTTTGCCATGGCGCATGAGTATATCTATTTCCAATCGTAAAATCTTTCTCAGCAGGATTCAAGTGGTCAAAATCAAGAGCGACAGCGTGTGAATTGTATCCGCATATGCAACACCCGCTATCCATCTTGACTTGATCGATCAGCTTTCTTCTTTTCTTCACTTTTCGCTCATGACAGGCGTCTATTGCCTTCCTGCTGGCAACTAGATATCGGCAATAAGCGTCTGGAGAAAGCCACTGCTCTTTATAAAAACCATTGGAGCGCACCTTTGTTTTCTGATAAGTGTTGAAAATAAAGCCATCGTCCCTAACGTCTCCTCGTCTAAATGGGCGCTTCAGCGTTGGATGAAGCCTTTTACGAGGATCAAAAAGATTTGCCATTGGCGTAGAAGGCATCAAATGCTTCGGGAACGATAGCTTCTGCAATCTTCGCCATAGTGTCGGCATACACACGAATTTCCCCTTGAGAATCAGAAGGCATGCGAAGGCTTAGGAAGTGCAGCAGGGCTTGAAGGCTGCAAGTCCATACAAAAGACGTGTAGGTGCAAGCAGGCAAGATGCCACGAGCCTGTTCTTTACACACGCCGGCCTCTATGAGGCTCCTATAAGCCATCCCGCAGGCGAATAGGGCGTCTGTATAGGCAGCCTCGGCGGCAGACTGCTCCACGGGGCTTACAGGCTCCCCAGACGCTTGCTTGTTGCTCTTGCTTTGTTGCCGGAAGTTGGCAGGCACATAGAACTCTTCCGTGTCAGCCACGCAATAGCGGAAGCTCTTTTCATTCCAGCCGAGCTGGTCGTTGGCATAGGTGCCGCCAATCACATGCTTCCACCATTGTCTTGCAACAAACAGCGGAGCCTTCACTTGCCATTTGAAGACGACGCCTCGGAAAGGAGAGGTGTGCTTGTGTTTGACCAAGTAATTGAGAAGCTTTTGGTCCCGCGAGGTGAACTCTGGGCTTTCAGCGTCAAAGCTCTGCCTTGCATCGTTAACGATGTCAATTGAACTTCCCATGTAGTCAAGCAGCCGTAAAGAGCTGATGCCATCGTTAAGGGGATCATGGATGGAGAAGTCTGTCACGACAGGTAGTCCGTAAGCGTGATGCAATCATCCAGCACTTTACTGTGATACGAAGAGATGTTGAGGCAAGCTTTCTTCAAATCACGAATGAAGAAATCAATTCCCATCTCATTGCCTGTTCCTCCAAGGTATTCATCCACGCATTCCGCCAAGCGATCAAAGCGTTGCTCTTCAAAATTCTTGCTGGGTGCTGGAGAGAAGTCCATCATTGATCGAGGCGAAGCCTGGACAGTGCGTGTGTGCTGGTGCGAGAAGGATGTGCCCTCCCCTCATCCCATTCGACAGTCGCCCTAGGGCAGGAACGACCGAGCGAATCTGAGATAGATGTTATCGAAAGTATTGTCCCCTTGAATCCCGAATAAATCCAGCCTCCAGCCGTCAATGACAGCAAAACAACACGTTCACCTTCTTTCAATTTATGCTTGCGACTGCGTCTAGGCTTTTGATAACGAGAAGACGGGAGAACCACCCTGTTTTGTTCGGGATTCTCCGCCGAGTTCACACGTCTCCAAAGCAGCTTGTTGAGGCGGTTTGTATTTACGCTAGTGGAAAAAGAAAGTGCCATGCAATACAGCATCCCAGTGATCCTTCACTACGATGGTGGGAAACGCTTGGTGAACATGGGGCCTTTTGAACGCAGCCTTGAGCGTGAATTTTCACTGTCCATCCAGAAGAAAGCAATTGAAGATTGCGACAGTCTGGGGCAGTTGAAGGAAGTGTCGTTGAACCTGCTGCAAGGTTGGAGCAACATGCAAGAGGCCGTTCAAACGTTGGTCATGGAAAACATTCAGCTCAGACAGGCAATGAGCCTGCGAGATGATGAACTCAAGGTTGCTGAGGCTTTGATGGAAGAGGCGGCTGACCAGATTGAGAAGCAACAAAAGCGGCAATCATCTCAATCCAAGCATGGTCTTTGGCCGTGGTCGAAGTGAGCAGGAACACTTTCCAGCCACTCATCATCGCCAAGTTGAATTTCCTCGCATCACGTTCATAGCCGGATCCACTGACATGCCTGCCGCGCATATAAGTGCCGCCTTGAATTTCGATGATGCATCGACTTTCTGGATGAGCGAAGTCAGCTCTGTAACGTTTTGAGCGTTTAGATTTTGCGTAGCGCTCTTGAAAATCACGCTCCCATTCCTCGACATCACTAAACTCCCGTTCTAGCGAGATTGAAGGAAACTTGGCTTGCCATAGTCCTAGAAACTGATCTTCAAGAGCTGACACATTCGCTACGCAAGGTGACTACACCTTAGCGTTCATCGCCATTGCCTTTAATCTTGCCGCGCTTCGCACGATCTGCCAGTTTGTCCAGATTCTGCTGAGCGACATTGGAAAGATCAAGATTAAGTTCAGAAGCGATTTGAGCAACGTACCAAAGTACATCGCCAAGTTCTTTGCTAATAGCAGCGCGAGTGTCATCGTCAAACACTCCTTCCTTGTCGCGAATAACCTTTTTCACCTTTTCCGCTACTTCGCCTGCTTCACCAGCAAGACCAAGAGTGGGATAGGTCATGTTGGAACCAGCATTGGGGTAGATGGCAGTGCGGCGAGCCATCTGCTGGTATTCATTAATGTCCATTGAAGAACAGTGGGCCATGGTTAATGCCTGGGGGTGTAGGGCAAGTTGTTGGGCATTGGAATGCCCAGAAGTTCCGAAAGCTCTAAAAGGCGAATGAGTTGATCGTTGATGGATCGAACAGTGCGATCCATCTCTTTCACTCCTTCACGCATCACAGGATCAGACAGATCAGCAGGCATGTTCAGTCCAGGTGTTGTTTGCAGATGCGTCGAACAGTCTCGTGAGAAAGGTCCACTGCAAGAGCAATCAATCGATAGGACAGACCGTCGCGACGCAATTCAAGAATGCGTTTTGTGTCTTTAGCAAGTGGCTTAACGATTCCAGTGATGCTCATGCTTTCTTTTTGACGGTACGAGGAGCCCGCTTAGGAAGAACAGGTGCTTGTTGAATTTCAAGCGGAGGAGCTGCAGGAGCAGGCTTTTCTCCAAAGTCACCGCACCAATCATCAGCAGCGACAACTGGCCAGTGAGCGATGGCCATTTCACCTGCAAACCTGGGGCCAGCAAGCTTGGAAAGCGGAGCATTGCGCCGGCACTCTCCAGCAGGACGCAGGAAGTCTCCGTTGACTGGAACATCTTCACGAAGAGGAGCGCCACCAGCAACCTCCATGTAGAACTTGCAATCAGAACATTTCATGATGAAAAGGGGCGCCAATGGGCGCCCCGGCTGGATCAGAACAGATCGGTGTCAGACGAAGAAGAGGCGGCTGCAGGGGCGCTAGCACCACCAGTGTTGTCCCACATCGAGCAATAGCCCTTGGCACCATCACGACGGCCTTTCACTTGCACTTGGCCGGTGAAATTGGGCTGACGATCGTTCTGGCGACGATCATTGTTCCAGAAGGAAGCAGTGATCGTATAGAGCCCTTTGTCGTTGGGACCGGCTTCCTTGGCCTCACGGAACACGTCCGCAGGGATTTGAATGTCGGCTTTGTACAGAGGCTGATTGGCCATTGGAAAAAAAGAATCAGAACAGAAGTTAGCGACGCAGACAGGACTAGGAGCCCTTGTCCACGGCGAGAGTGAATGGCGAACCACCTGGATAGTGGTCATTGAAGAACTGTTGAGTCTTCTGCGCCATGATTCCGGCTTGAGCAATCAGCTCTGTGCCGTCGAGGCTCACAATTTGAGCCTCTTGCCCTTCCCCTTTATCGGGGTCATATATGGAGATTGCACAGTGAGCCTGGTCGATTTCGATGTCATACATCTGTTCGATGGCTTGTGCATATGCGCCGAGCTGCATCCGATAGTCAGCAAGCTGATAGTCGGGCTTTTCCTTGTAGCTGGTTTTCCAATCAAGGAGGGCATAACTGCCGTCCTCCATGGTGGCCAACATGTCAAAGGTGCCGGCGTATCCGATTTGCCTGGACGGGCAGAACCAGGCAATTGCGCTTTCGACGAGCTGAGGCTCGTCAATGCGCTCTAAGAACGATTCAATCGAGGCGTAATACGGGATGTATTGCGGGAACTGATCGAAATGAACTTCGATGTCCTCACCATTGAATTGATCTTCAAGAACGCCATGGAGCCAGTTGCCACGCTCCACGGCATTACGAGTGCGTCGATTGGCTTCAAAATCACCAACACGCTTTCTCCAGTTGATCAGCGCCATTGTTTTACCAATGGGTGCTGTTGCTGAAGCCACGGTGGTCACCGAAGGCAGCACGACGCCAGGGTCGACATTGGGCAGATCATCAGAAACGTAATAACGCTTCTTATTGATCTGAAGTCTGTTGGGGTCGTAGCGTTTGAGCTTCATGAGGCGTTCAAGCTGGAGGTCGAGGCACGCCACGGATTACTTTCCAGGCGGTGTAGATAAAGAGCCAGGTGGTAAGCCCAACTGCGCCAACAGCCAGGAATAGACCAAGCGGGTCATCAGAGATTCCACTGGGAAGGATCGTCGAGAGGGCCATGTTCAGGGTCGAAGCAAACAGTGCCAGCGAAGGCCCGCGCTAAGCGGGCCGCCGCCAGGTCTACTTTTTTGCTTCATAGAAAGTCTTGACGGCTTGCACTGCAGCAGCAGGACTTTCGTCGCACTTAGAGCGAATGGCTTCGATCTCCTTGACCATGTCGGCCTTGGTGATCTTGATGCCTTTGTTCTTCGTCCAGGCCGCGACAAGTGTGGTGATGGCATTGCCAAAGTCACCTTTGCTTTTGACGTTGGCGCCAGTGTTGAGGCCAATGTTCTCAAGGCTTTCTTTTACAGCCATTTGACAGGCCCGCTTGTCATCAAACCCCAGGGGGTTGGCATTGCAGAAGTCCACAAGTGCCTGCTTCCCATCGAAAACATCTTCTGCAGGGGCTGCAGGAGCTGCGGGGGCAGCAGGGGCAGCTTGTGCTTTGCTGGCTGCAGGAGCCTTCTTCTGACCACCAGAAGCTTCCTCTTTAGGGATGTCTTCACCGGCATAAAGACGAAGACCCAGGCCAGTAAAGGTGGCAATTGCCTTCACTGCAGCACGCTGGCAGTTGTCACTGATGGCGCGACCATCCAGCTCCTTAATAGCGTTGTGCTTCCGGTCCATGATTGGAAACACCAGGGCCACTGTGCGACGAGAGCCGTCAGTCAAATAGGGGCGGAGGTAGTAGGCACCAGGACCACCAAACACCACCTCACCCAATGTCTTCTCTTCAAAAGCAACGAAGAGAGTAGGGAAGTGCTCTTTCAGGTAGCGATAGGCGAAGGGCCAAGACAAATAGGACAAGCCTTTGTAGTCCTTCTCAATGTGAGGACCAATTTCAGACGTGTCGTAAGCCTTGGTGAATTGCTCGGCAGTGATCTCCAAAGGAGCGAACATGCCGTTCATGCGATCAACAAGCAAAGCTTGCGTTGTGGGATCAGCGGCGGACATCGGAGGAGTTGTAGAAAAGGACGAGGTACTTGCCAGGGCTTTCGGCGTCACCAACAATCAGGCTTTCACCAGGAAGCGGCCAGTCGTTAACAACGCGAATGTCAGTGATGGTTTCGCAGTGATTCACATCAAAGCAATCATCAAAGACCACCTGCTCGCAAAACAGCTTCACTTCACAATCTTCATGCGAAGCGAGATAGTTGCGCAAATGAAGGGCTAAATCAGAGGCTTTCATCTGGAAAAAGATCGGAAGGACTGACTGCCTCTTGGGTGTGGTCCATGCACGCTTCCCACGCATTGTTCGCGAGAGTTGCATTGCCTTCCCAGACAGGGGTGGAACGTACCAAGCGTTCCATCGTCTCACTATTTGAGAGTCTGGCTTCGTGAGCGATGTTGCCCAGGTGAGACCAAGCTGTTTCAGTGAGCAAGACGTGGCGACGCTTTTTAAGTTCACCATGAGCTGTATGTGTCATGGAATACGGGAAACTGCTCTGAAGGTTGGGGGCAGCTCGGCACAACTTACCCACCCTGCACATGGTGTGCAAGCCCCAATTCCGAATAAATCCTGAAGCTCACACTTGGACCATTAAAGACTCGTTAAATCCCTTGTCACCATTGAAATTCCTGTTAGAACTGCGTGACCACAGCTCCCCTCATGGCGTTTTCGATCCTGGACCATCTGGATAAACTTGAGCCCACCAAGGAGAAAGGAAAATACGTGTGTCCCGCCTGTGGTGGGAGCAATCTGTCCGTAAACATGACAACTGGCGCATACAACTGTTTCAACGACGAAAGCAATCAGCACCGGGCTGAAGTTCGCAACATCATCGCACCGCTAGAGCGTTGGGAACGTCCACCTCGGCCTGCAGAAAGATATACCTTCTCTTACCAAAGCCGTTCCGGCAACACGGTTCTCGACGTTGTTCGTGATGATACGTCTGGTAAAAAGCAGATCTTTCAAAACTATCCAACTGTCCCCAAAGAGAGCCCTCAACGTAAAGTTCTCATTGAAGAAGTACGAGCCTCTGTGCTCCCTTATCGCTATGAACAAGCAATAGAGGCATCAGCCGCTACCAAACACCCAGTGTTCATCGTTGAAGGTGAATTGTGCGCAGACAAGCTATGGGAAATTGGATTACCAGCAGTTACTTTTCTTGGAGGTAGTGGTCAATACCGTCAAAACGGTGACTATTCCACCCTGTTCAGGGGACAAAGAATTGTTCTCTGCCCTGATCGTGATGAGCCAGGTGTAGCCCTGATGAAAGAAGTGGCTGGGGACAATCCTGGCTGCCAGTTCCTTTACGCACAACCAGATTCCTTTGAATGGGACAACCTCCCAGCTAAAGGTGGATATGACGTTGGAGATTGGATTGACGAAGGTGCGTCTTTCGACACCATCCTTGCGTCCATCGTCTCCAAGGATCGCCACGAAGGGCAAGACGGACTTCCGTCTTATGAAGAGATCATCAACAACCTTGAGCAAATGGTTGGTCTCTATGCCAACGATGCTCGTGTGTCTTACGAGGCTCAACAATGGCTCACTCGCCATGGCATCAAAATGCCACCACCAACAGTGGAGAAGCTTTTGGCCGAAGCCAAAAGCCGCATTCATGGCAAGGAAGAAATGCAGGTGCTGGATGCGAAAAGCATCGCCTTGTCTGAAGATTCCCGAAAATGGACCATTGCTGGAATCTTGCCTGAAAGCAGCGTAATGCTGTTAGCAGCAGCCCCAGGATCTGGAAAATCAACGCTCCTCTACAACTGGGCTTTGCATGTTGCTACTGGTCAAGCTTGGAGTAACCGTCGCTGCAAGCAAGGCACGGCACTGATCATCCAATGCGATGAGCCAGTGGTAGATGCCGCTGAAAAGCTGCAGATCATTGGCTACGGCGAAGATAATTTGAACTTTGGACAAGTGAAATTTATTGAGCGCTGGCGGTTTGACAACATTCCTCAGCTTCAGGATCACGTCAAAAAAGAACGCCCGCAGATCGTGATGATCGACAGTCTCACTGCGTGTCTTGCTGGGATGGACGTTGATCTCATCCGCTCAGACGCCGGCAACTGCATATATGAGCTGCGTGACATTGCCAACACCTATGGCTGCTCCATCGTCATTCTTCACCACCTCAACAAGAGCGGCGGCATTCGCGACAGCAGTAGCTTTGAAGCCAACGTGTCTGAAGTGGTCAAGCTTTACAAGCAAGAACAAGGCGGCAACCCTGATGAATACATTTTTGAATGGACTAAAAGCCGTTCTGGACTCGCTGGCAAGCACTTCCTCCATCGAGACTCCACAAGCTATGGCTGGTTCTACAAAGGCCCTGTTAATGGCGGCATTGAGCATATGGACAACCTTGTCAATGCTCTGAACAACCGAGCCAATGATCGCTTTGACCCTCGCAGGGCTGCTGATGCCATCAGTGATTTCGTCGAAGTGGCAACAGTTCGTCGTTTGTTAGAACAAGCTCGCCGGCAGGGCTTGATCAACAGCTCCTGGGACATCAGCCCCGAAGGAGTGCGCACCAGGATGTATCACTCTTGGGACTACAAAGAGCTGGATTTCCCTTCTTTTGAAGAGACCAAGGCCCCTGCAGTAACAGAAGATGATTGTTTGTTTTGAATGGTGGGGGGAGCGATAAGACTCCCCCTGCCCGTCCGACCCTTGCAAGACAGGCTTTTCACATCTTAAGCAACAAACTTACAATGAATAGATACAAGTAATAGGATTCGTCATGGCGTTTGAACATAGCCCTGGATTGGCAGCACTACATGCTGCAATTCAAGCGCAAAATGCCGGTAAGAATCAAAACGAAGAGATTGAAAAAGAAGAAGACAAAAAAGCGCGACGCTCAAGGCGCCGCGCTCGTAAAGCTCCCGACGAGAAGACTACTTCCTGAGAAGCCTCCACATCTCC